AATAATTAAAATAAATAATTAAAATAAATAATTAAAATAAATAATTAAAATAAATAATTAAAATAAATAATTAAAATAAATAATTATTTATTTCCACCAAGTAGGCGAAATTAAACCATCATTATCTATATGATCTGAAATAATATCTGTTGCCGTTTTCTCAAAGTATCTTTTACTTGATAAACACTGATGTTTATTATTTGAAGAATAAAATTCATATGCTTCGTATAATGATTTAGTAAAATTATCTTCATTAATTCCACATTTTAGTTTAAATAAATAAAGAGAATTCACAATTTCTAATCGTTTATTCCATAAACTACATTTAATATGTTTTAAATATTTATTATATTCAATAACTACTTCTGGATAAAAATGCCGTATAAGTTCAATTAATACACCATCGCTGATATTTACATTTATATTATTTATTTTATTTTTAGTTAACCATACCTTAAATAATGTCGATAATTCGTCTATTTCTATTTCTTCGTCGTGCTCATCATCGCTTATTGTAGAATCCCAAAATTTCATAAAGTTTGATACAATCGGTAAATGTGTGCTTGTAATATCCATAAACGAATCTTCTTCTTCATTATAATTTAATTTTGATTTAAATATCAATTTAAGTGTTTCATAAAACGCAATATTTGATATATTTTTAGAATCTAAAAATTTTTTGAATAAAAATAACATATTTTTTGTATCTATTTTAGAAGAAACACATGTAGTTAATGATTTTTCTATAAAGTTATTTATTATTGATTCAATTGTATTATTTTTCAAATAAAGCGAATAATCTACCAATTTTGTTTCAGAGCATTGTTTCAAAAACCCATCTGCCGACCTATATCTTAATGAATAATGAGAAGAAACGCATAATAAATCCAATATATTTTTAATTAATCCATGAAATGTATTTAATAATTTTGATTTATCATAATTATAATCCCCACTATCATTTATTAAATTGATATTTAAGTTTGGATTAATATTTATTAAACGACAACGGTGATACTCATGTTCATAATATTTATATTTAATGTTATTCAAACAATTGGTAATTCCAAAATAAATATAACACTGATTTATTATTTCAGACAATATTGGTTTAATCGAAGAAGATATAATATAAATTAAATTGTTATCTGTTTTTGAATTTATACAATCACCAATTATAGTAAGAAAATATTTTGCGCTATTCCTTGTAAGAAAAATAGACGGATAAATACTATTAATTACATACTGAATTGTTACAGATTCCGGAATAGCAGTCAAGGGTGATCTTTCTTTAATTTGTTTAATAATATTATTATTAATTTTTCTTTTCCAGGGCATTAAATTTTTTTCATTTGAAATAGTAGTTAATATTTGATGCTGAATATTATCTTCACTATAAATATTAAAATGTATTCCGTCATATTTTAAAAATAATTCAGTCTGAGAAGCATAATAATATTTATTTTTATGTAAAAAACAACTTGTAAATTCATCGCGATATTCAGTTAATTGTTGTTTTCTTATTTCACGCTGAGTATGTGCTACTTCATCATTTTCTAAGGCAGCAGGAAGAAATTGTTCAATATAATAATTTATTCTACCTTGTATATAATTATTATTTTTATATTTTTCAATCATACTATTTAATATCACTTGTAAATTTGGTTTATTTTTTTGTTCTTTATCTGTTTGGTGGTATATTGTAACATCCATTTATATATTAATCTTAATACCAAAATACTTTTATATTATAATAAATAGTATAATAATATTTAAAGATTTGTTAATTATTAATATTATAATACTATATGGATGATAACAACAATACTGATATAACAAAAAATAATATTCTAACAATTCAAACAGTTCAAATTGCACCTTTTCGTACTCTCATGACTGCTCTTAAAGATATTTTATTAGAAACAAATATTACGTTTACAAAAGACGGAATTAAAATCATTAATATGGATAAGTCGCATACAATTTTGGCACATTTATCATTGGATGCTGTGAATTTTGAAGTATATGATTGTAAAATGGATAAAATTATTATTGGTGTAAATATGTTTCATTTATTTAAACTGATTAATACTATTGATAATGATGATACTTTAACGCTTTATATTGAAGAAAAGGATTATACAGATGGAATTGTCCAATTTCTTTGTATGAAATTTGAAAATGGAGATATTAAACAACATAAGATACAAAAATTACGATTAATTGAACCAGATACCGAAGAATTAGATGTGCCTGATGTGAAATTTTCATCTGTTTTGAATATGCCTTCTAGTGATTTTCAAAAAATTATTCGTGACCTTTCGTGTATTTCTGATAAGATTGAAATAAAATCTATTTCAACAAATGATGGTGCAGAATTAATTTTTAAATGTGTTGGTGGATTTGCTGCTGCTGAAATACGTCGTGCAGAGACTGATGGAAGCATGGAATTTATACAAAAACCTGATAACAGTAAAATTACACAAGGTGAATTTTCTTTAAAAAATTTAGGTTATTTTATTAAATGTACTAATCTATGTAATCAGATTGAAATGTATTTGGAAAATGATATGCCGCTTGTTGTCAAATATAATGTCGCATCTTTGGGTGAAATTAAATTAGCATTAGCACAACTTCCATCTATTTAAAAAATAAATCTATCACTAAATAATAACCCATCAATTATAGTTGATATGAGAAAACCTTGTAATATATTTTTTATTATAGAAGCATTTAAAAAAAATGTAATAATTAATCCAATTAATCCCATAAACCAATGATGAATATGATGATTACAAATCTGTAAACTTCCATTATGAAATTGTATATTACATATACCTATTTTAAACGTACTATTAAAAAAACGAGGTTTATTATTAGATTGATGTGTTTCAAAATTTAACATATGAATCATTAATGTAATAAGAAAACTTATTAAAAAATAATTGTTAATAATCATCAGTTATTAACAATTATATTTATTTATATATTTATATATATATACATATATTTACTTATATATATATAAATATAGACATATATTTATTCCGAATGTTTTTTAAAAATACACCCATGAGATGTTACTCCGCCATCTATTTCATAAATGGATGACGGATTTTGAAAATCTCGGGTTGATAACCATATTTTAATAATACAGAAATTTTTTTTTGGAGAAATAGTTATACCTGTAATTGTCGGACGCAACTTTTTATCTTCTGTTAAACATTCACCAACTAAACTATATGATAGTTTTTTCCATACAGACGAGACATTCTTATTACTAACCTTATATGAAAAACAACCTCCATTTTTATTTTTAGGGTCTTCCCATAGTGGTAAAATATTATTTCGCATTAAAAATAGCATACAATTACTAATCATTTTTTCTGGAAGAGTTTCACATAGTGTAATAATTCCTTCTACACTACCGATAGTTACTATTTCTTTATAACTATTAACACTCCAATCGACATCATGCGGCAAATGCGACCATAACGTCCATTTATCGTATAAAATATGATTTATAGGGTTTTCTGTTTTTTCTAAGAGAGTTGTTGCGTCCATTTCTGGTATGGAACTATTATCCATTATACTATATATAATCAATTTTTTATATTATTTAAATTAAATATAATATTATTTGAATAAATAATATTTAATCCTGACTCATCCCATACAAATTATCTTCTATTTTTTTAATATTGTCATTGGGATTACTATGAGTTATGCGTTGATAATCTGTTTTTTCTAAAATAATATTTTCTTTATTTGATATAGTAATAAAATCCATATTATTATCAAAAAATTGTACTGAATATTCTTTATTATTATGTTCCTCCAATTCTACATTATGATGCTTCTTTAAATACCATTTAATAAATGATTTATGAAATAATATATTATCTACTAAATAAATTGTTTTAGGAATTTTAATTATATTATCATCATCATTTGGTATAAAAACGTATTTATTGTCTTTTAAAACTATTGTTGGTGATAAAAATTGCACTTCGCTTTTTTCTAAATTATTATAATTAATACTTTTAATTTCATTATTATTCTCATTCACTTTATAAATGGATTCTAAATTATTAGTTAAACGAACATATGTGGTATTTTTTTCTGGAATAACACATTCATATATAATAAAATCATAACTATTTTTATTATTAGTATTTTCAATGTAATTTATAGTTTCTTCAATATTGTTGTTTTTTTTTGTATTCATTATTTCATTCCCATTATTTAATAATATTATTTTGGATATATAAGGTTTATTTGAATCACAAATTACATTAATACATTTGTTATATATTTTTTTCATTTTTAATTCAATCATAGTATATGATTTCAATCCATACCATCCAATAATGTAAGTAATTGATTTTATTTCATCTGAATATGTAATGTTATACCAACGATAATTATAAATCAACAATGAAATTAATGATGAAATTGCTAAGTAAAAATACATATTAATAATTTATATATATTATAATAGTTAAAATTTTAAACCGTTTATAATAATAATTAATTACTACTTTATTCATTACCTGTATAAATTCTTTTTCCATTTGATGGGGACAATCCAAATGTGAATAAAAGTAGTGTAGAAATAATTGTCATTGTAATAAACGGAATAAATACTATAAACCACGAAATAATCCCAAGACCTTTTTTACATAAAAAATTTAACATTATTGTAAATCCAATCATAATTATAAATTTAAAAAACGCCGTATTGTATAGACCTTTAAATGTATCTATAACTATTTGTGTTAAGGTAAATCCAATATATAAAATAACTGGTGCACAATAATTATTAATATTTCTATCAATTTCCATATAATAAATTATGATATTTTAATTTATTATATATTATATAATATTATAAATTTATTCAAACATTTCAACTTCTCCGTCTTTAAATATACCTACTTGTTTTCCAATATCATCATCTTCTGTTATCTCATAAATATTACCATTAATATCATTATTTGTATAAAAATTTCCAACATCTTCTATTTCAACCATAAATACTTCTTCTTCTTCTTCTTCAACAACTTCTTCTTCAGTTAAATTAATAATGTTAACTGCTCTTCGTTCATGTAAAGGTATATCCTCATCTGCTTCACTTGCCTCTGCTTCTTCCGCCTCTTCTTCTTCCGCCTCTGCTTCACTTGCCTCTGCTTCTTCTTCTTCTTCTTCTTCCGCCTCTGCTTCACTTGCCTCTGCTTCTTCTTCTTCCGCCTCTGCTTCGCTTGCCTCCTCTGCTTCGCTTGCCTCTGCTTCGCTTGCCTCTGCTTCGCTTGCCTCTGCTTCGCTTGCCTCTGCTTCGCTTGCCTCTGCTTCGCTTGCCTCT